AAGTTTGGTAGAGACTACGATCTTTTTCTAGATCTTTCAAACAAAGATGCTATTGCTATTAAGATAATCAAGAAATATCCTGGTGTCATATTTGAGATTACTGATATCCATATGTCCAGTGATAATGAAATGTCATACAATATTTCAATTATCTCTAATCCTAATCTTTGTAATGTAGAATCTAATAAGTTTAAGAACTTTACTTCTGCCATACTTCGTAATATAATTACTGATTCGGTAGAACACGCCACAAGGGTAATAGATGAAAACAGAAACACTAATTTTGTCGAATCTGATGCGGAACGAGTCTTTCATGAGGAAGACTCTGCCCTTTCTGAAGAAAGAGTATCTGACAGAAAGCCACGAAAGAAAGGTATTCGAAGAAATAAAAGAGTTCATTCTAAAGTACAACAGTCTGCCTCCGAAAGCAGCGCTGGAGATCAGCCTTAAAGAATCTACGAAACTCACAGAGGGTGAGTTAAATAAGTCACTCGAACTCCTAAAGGAAATCTCGAATGACAAGTCAGAGCAAAAACTCGAGTGGCTTCTTGACACTACAGAAAAGTTCTGCCAAGAAAAAGCGATTTACAATGCCATCATGGATTCCATTCAGATCCTGGATGGCAAAGATCAAGCAAGGGGCAAAGGAAGCATTCCTACTCTTTTGTCTGATGCTCTGGGGGTTAGTTTCGATCCTCACATTGGTCATGATTTTTTGGATAGTTACGCTGATCGCTACGATTTTTATCATCGCGTCGAAAAAAGAATCCCCTTCGATCTTGAATATTTCAACAAAATCACTAAAGGTGGATTACCACAAAAGACCCTTAACATTGCTCTTGCAGGTACTGGTGTCGGCAAGTCTCTGTTTATGTGTCATGTGGCTGCTGGTTGCCTGACGCAGAACTACAATGTTCTATACATTACTCTAGAAATGGCTGAGGAGAAGATTGCTGAAAGAATCGACGCTAATCTCCTCAATGTTTCTCTTGACGATCTCATGAACATGCCGAAAGACATGTATGAGAAGCGAATGGGTAAACTCAGGGGTTCTGTCAAAGGCAAGTTAATTATTAAAGAATATCCAACTGCGTCTGCGAATCCTGCTCACTTCCGCGCATTGATTAACGATCTTGCACTGAAGAAGAACTTCCGCCCAGATATAATCTTCATTGACTACCTAAATATTTGCGCATCGTCTAGAATTAAGGCGGGTGCGAATGTAAACAGTTATACTTACATCAAGGCTATCGCCGAAGAACTGCGCGGTCTTGCGGTGGAGAATAATGTCCCGATTGTTTCTGCAACTCAAACAACTCGTTCAGGGTTCAGTAACTCGGATCCTGGACTCGAAGATACTTCTGAATCGTTCGGTCTACCTGCGACTGCTGACTTTATGTTTGCTCTTGTTAGCACTGAAGAGTTGCAGCAACTTAATCAGTTACTCGTCAAGCAACTTAAAAATCGTTATAACGATCCCAACCTCCATAAACGATTTACGATTGGAGTTGACAGAGCCAAGATGAAGTTGTACGATCTTGAACAGAAAGCCCAAGATTCAGTGATGCAGGAAAACAACTCAAAGCCAGCCTTTGATCGTGGTCGAAGCACAGATAAGTTTAAGAATCTAAAAGTATGAGAATTATGAAGGATGTGCATAAACGCCAAAAGCAGATTGCTGACTTAATTGATAATTGGGTTGGCGAAAAAAGAATTGCACCTCTGATTCGTAAACTCAACAAACTTTTTGAGAAGGATAAAGTTGTATTTGCTTCCAGTCGATACGATGAAAAGTATTATGCAGATTATCCAATACTTGTTTCTGGTTTATACCAGTCTCGTTTTATGGGTATCCCCGACTGCATTTACATCTATCTTAGCCTTCCATCTGATAAACTGTCAGTGACCATGACACCAAAGGGTGCTAAAAATTTGTCAGTCAATGTCACCAAAGTGCTTTTTCATGAGCTGCGTCATCGACAGCAAAACATCAAGAGAAAGTATAAAATTACACCTGCACCATATAAAGTAGAAGATGTAGAACGCGATTATCAGATGATGTATCTGGGTTCGACTGATGAAATAGATGCTTATGCATTCGAAACAAAGTTCGATAATGTTGCGCTAAATAAATTACGAAAAGCGCATACGATTGGCTGGAGAAATTCTGAAGCCATCTTTATGTATCGCAAAAACTTTCGGGATCAAGATCCTAAAGTTTGGAAAAAGTTTTTAAAGAAGGTTTATAAAAATGGCAGATAAAACGGCACTCCAAGAAGCAGCCCAAGCGTTATTCTGTGCATTAGCAGATTATTTGGGACATAGAGAATCAACAAAAGTTTTTGATAAAAAAGTTTATAAGACTTATGAAGATTTCACTGCCAAATATAATCCTCCTGGACAAAAAAATATAACGCAAGTTATAAAAGAAGCATATAAAACTAATGTGAATACGCCTGGAGTTTCTTTAGCAGACATTGAAAAGTTTTTAATTTCTGATAAAACTTGGTTTCATTCCTCTATGCATATTGCAAAACAGGTTTTAGTAGAAGTTGGTAATATCAATCAAAAATTCAATAGAATTAAAAATGTCAACTGGAGTAATATCATTTATGTTCGTGGTGATGATGAAGTTATGGGTAATATCCAAACTCTATTTTCACGAGCAAATAAAATCTTAAAAGAAGTCGAAGGTCCATCAAAAGCATTTGGTAATATTAATAAGTGGAGTCCAGCAGATATTTACTTTGCAACCCCAGTAGCAAAAAAAAAGTTGGCTGTGGCAGTTTCAAAACAGCCAAAAATAACATTTGAAGAACTTAATGGAATGATCTCAGGTATGATTGATTCTGCAGATCTTCTTCCACTTTCTTTAAAGAAGCAAACAGGAGAGGTTGAAGTTGTTAAAGTTAACTTTGAGGGTGGTGGTGAACTGCCATATATATTTGCAGGCATTGGTGGTAAAGCAGAAGATGCAAGATCATTAGTTGTGGAGATAAGTAAGACCGATAAATCCACAGATATTGTGATTCGTCATGATGCTGCGACAGGCACATTTTCTGGTGGAACATATAAAATGGAAATACGGTCAAAGGGTGGGGCGCGAGGTGGTTCACTCTCAGGAAATAAAATAATTGACGTGGCAAAATCAGTTGATTCTCAATTTGGTAATAAATTAGAATTATCTATGCAAACAGCTAAACGAGGTTTTGCAGAAGAAGCAACAAAAAAATTAAAAGATCTTAAGAAAGAACCAAAAGATTCTCCAGAAGGTATTCGATACAGAGAAATTAGAAATGATTTGAGTAAAAAGTATTTTACTGATTCTGGACCAAATAAAGAGATAAAAGATTATCTTGTGAGTAATGCGCGCAGTGGAAAATCAACTAAATTAATAAAATCATTTATAGTTGCTGCAGCATCTGGAAGTGATTACTCAGCGAAATATGTTATTGCAAAATAATTGAGGTTTTATGACTACATTTGTGACTGGTGGATTGGGGTTTATTGGTTCTAATTTTGTAATCTCCCACCTTAAAAAATATCCTTCGGATGAGATTGTCGTCCTCGACAATTACTCTTATTCTGCAAACAGCAGTAATCTAGATAAATTTTATGATGACTGGCGATTGCAAGTCAAGAGAGTTGACATTCGCAATCTTCAATTTTTGGAGCACATGTATTCCAGCTATGAACCAGATATTATTTTCCATTTTGCGGCTGAGTCTCATGTTGATAATTCTATCCGTGGTGACGATGACTTTCTTAGCACCAATATTAACGGCACCCATAACATTCTAAAGTGCATCAAGAAATATGGCGGCAAGTTAGTCCATGTTTCTACTGATGAAGTTTATGGAAGTCTTGGTCCAGATGATCCTTCGTTCAGCGAAACAACGCCATACGACCCACGCAACCCATACTCTGCAACTAAAGCAGCCAGCGACCACCTAGTTCGCTCGTATGTAAACACGCATAACCTAGAAGCAGTTGTAACTAACTGTTCGAATAACTATGGTCCTCGTCAGCACAAAGAAAAGTTTATTCCAACAATCATTCAACATATCAAAAACAACACACCTATTCCTGTTTACGGTAATGGTTCTAATATTCGTGACTGGTTATTTGTTGAAGACCATTGCGATGCACTTTTAACTATTGGCGAAAACTTTAAGCGTGGTGAACGGTACAACATTGGTGGTGGATTTGAGTGTGACAATCTAAGCATGGTATCTATGATTTTGGATATCATGGGCAAGCCACCAGAAACACATAAAAACTGGATTAATTTTGTGGATGATCGAAAGGGTCATGATTTGCGTTATTCGATGGATTCAAGTAAACTTAAAAATGAACTTGGATGGGAAGCAAAAACAAATATATTTGATGGTTTGAGAAAAACTGTGGAGTGGTATCTATGAGAAAGGGTATAATTTTATCAGGTGGAATGGGCACTCGTTTGTACCCATGCACCGAAGTGACTTCGAAACAATTACTGCCAGTTTATGATAAACCGCTGGTGTATTATCCGCTATCGACATTGATGATGGCTGGTATTCGCGATATCATGATTGTCAATTCACCAAACGACGCAGAAGCATTCAAGCGACTCTGTGGTGATGGATCTCAATGGGGCATCAATATCTCATACTCAATCCAGCCAGAGCCAAAGGGTATTGCTGAGTGTTTCCGTATCTGCGAAGAATGGATCGGAAAGGATGATGTTGCGCTTATTCTTGGCGATAACATTTTCTATGGAAATGATTTGATTAATCGTTTCGCTCATGCTAACTGGAACAGAACAGGATGTACTCTATTTGCATATCATGTCAGTGACCCTGAGCGATTCGGCGTTGTTGAGTTTAACGATAACAATGATCCCATTGATGTTCACGAAAAGCCAGCCAACCCACCTAGCAATTATGCAGTAACAGGTTTATACTTTTATGATAATAAAGTGGTAGACTATGCTTGGCAGATTACACCGTCGCATCGCGGTGAACTGGAAATTACTGACATCAATAAATTGTACATGAAGAATCATGATTGTAAAGTTGAGTTTTTGAATCGTGGTGTTGCATGGATTGATACTGGGACATTCGAGTCTTTGTCAGAGGCATCTGTTTTTGTTGGATCAGTACAAAAAAGAACTGGAACGATGATTGCATGCCCCGAAGAGATTGCTTACAAGCATGCATGGATTACGCAGAAACAAGTTGAAGAACAGGCTAATAAGTATGCCAAGTCGGATTATGGTAAGTATTTGTACAAAATTATTCACACGAGGATTTAATTATGCATTTTCTAGTAGTTGGTCGAGGATGGACGGGTAAAAAGGTATTCAAGGAATTGCTTCAGCGTGGGCATGTGGTAACATTTTGCTCCCATGAAGATGCAATCGATACTATAGAAAGAACCACATTTGATTGGGTTGTAAACTGTGCTGGTAAAACGGGAACCCCAAATGTTGATGCCTGTGAGTTGGACAAGCAGGGTACTATTGACGCCAATGCAATTTTCCCAGCATTATTGGCTAATGCATGTGGATGGAGAACTCGTTTGGCGCATTTCTCCAGCGGGTGTATCTACATGGGTGATATTGATGATGTGGACGCTCCACCAAACTATTTTGGTAGCATCTATTCAGTATCCAAGGGTGTTTCAGATGTCTATCTTGGCGATAAAGCGCAGGTTTATCGTATTCGTATGCCATTTACTGGTGTCAACGAGTCTAAAAATTATCTTACAAAGGTCTATAACTACGCCAAACACGGTAAGTTAATTGATGCTGGCGAAAACTCATTAACAGATCTTGATGAGGCTGTAAGCGTCGCCTGTAATCTTATGGAAGAACACGAGCCTAATGGGTACTATAACCTGGTAAATAAGGGTTCTGTAAACATGCATGAACTTGCGGATCTTATGAAGATTGACCCGCAATGGTACACTCCAGAAGAATTTAAGGCAGCAACAGCAGCTGGGCGGTCAACCTGCACCATTCCTGCTTATGAGGGTATGTCGGATATTCGAGATGCACTCAAGAACGCTATTGCAAGTATGAAACTCTAAATATACTAAATAAAAGGTAATCCCACAGTGTGGAGAGAGTATGTTACAGTTCTCTGCCTTTTTAACAGAGGCGTCTAAAGCCGTAGGAATCCAGCATCTAGAGCATCCCTCTGATCGCACATTTGACGGTTCAAAACCAGCATCTCAAGCACTCACTGCTCTCCGAGGCGTTGCTCTCGGAAGGACTCCAATTACACGCAAAATCGATGACAAAATGTCATTCCAGATCGTCCGCGAAAAAGACGGTCGCGTTGGCGTAAAATACAAGGGTCCAGGCGCCAAGTATAACTACACTGCATCCGACGTCGACACTCAGCATGGCAAAAAACCATACCTTGCTGAGCCGCTTAAAGCCATTCTAGCACACGGCTACAAGGTTCTTCCTAAAAGAGCTGGCGAGTGGCAAGGTGGATTTATGTCCACTCCAGAAACTCGTGAAGAAACCGATGGTAAGATCTCACACACTCCAAACACTATTAAGTATGCCGTCGATAAAAATTCTCCAGAAGGTAAAAAACTAGCCAAGTCTAAACTCAGCATCACAGTCCACACTGAGTTAAAAGGTAGAAACAAAAAGGCAACACCTATCACGGATCAGTCGGAGTTTGGAGAACATCCAGATGTTCATCTAGTTAAACATGCTATCGGTAAAGAAGAACAAAGGTTAAGCCCAAAAGATCGTAAAGCCGTTGTGGAAAGATTAGCGGCTGCTCAAAAACTGATGAAAGGTCATTCCTATGAGCATCTTGCTGGTCACGAAGCAACACTCAGAACCTATGTAAACTCAACAGTCGACTCTGGCGAAAAGCCAACTGTTCAGGGATACACTCGCCATCTTACAAACAGATGGGCAAAAGAAATCGACAAAGTTAAAACTGAGAAAGCCAAGAACGCTAAAGCCGCTGCTCGTGACTCTGCACTGGAGCATGTAAAGAACAATTCTGCTGCGTTTAAAACTACATTCGATATTCATCATAACACGCAAAAAGCAACTAATCTGCTTGCTCGCGGTTTAAATAAAACTGCAAGTGGCGAATATTCGCATTCTATTAGCGGTAAAGAATCTGGACCAGAAGGTTACTTTGCGAAAGGATTAAAAGTTGTAGATCGTGAGGAGTTTAGTAAACTTAACAGAGCAAGATCTGCAGTGCTACGAGGACAAAAGAGTATCATATGAGTAAAGCAACATTTACTTTTGGCAGATTTAACCCACCAACCGAAGCAGGTCATGGTAAACTTGTATCTGCTGTTCAATCACATGCTGAGGAAAGTGGTGGCAAGCATTACATTTTCCCATCGCACACACAAGATTCTAGAAAAAATCCATTGTCACACGGCGAAAAGGCAGGCGCGTTAAGAAATTTATTCCCGAATGCCAATGTTGTATCTAATAGCAAAGTTAAAACTGCAATTGATGCAATGAAGCATCTAGAATCTAAAGGTCACACGCATGTAACAATGGTTGTGGGTTCTGATCGAGTAAAAGAGTTCCACACTTTACTCAATAAATATAGAAAGAAAGAATTTCCAGGAATTAAAAAAGTCGAAGTTAAGTCTGCTGGTCAACGAGATCCAGACGCAGAGGGTGCAGAAGGTATGTCTGCTTCTAAACTTCGTGGTTTAGTTAAGGCAGGTAAACGCGACGAGTTTGTTAGCCATTACAGTAACAAAGAACTCGGTGCATCAATACATGATAAGGTAAAAAAAGCAATGAGCGAAGAAACAAATTCACCAATCGGCATTTTCCTACTTGGCGGTCCAGGTAGCGGAAAGGACTATGTCCTGAAGAATATCTTTTCTCGATTTGATCTTGTTGAGGTTCAACTAGACCAAGTGCTTTCGGGTAAAGCCTCTGAACTATTGGAATCAAATGCAAACATTGTCGTCAATGGTGCTGCTGACGCGGATAAGATTGAACTCGTTAAGACTATGCTCGAAGGCTATGAGTTTGATACTGTATATGTTTCTGTAACTAACAAAGTTTCTCGCGCTCGTAATGATGAACGAGCAGATCCACTACCAGAAAACAAGCGTTTAGAAAAGTGGTATCGTTCTGAAAAACTATCAGAAGAACTAGATTGCTTCGTGTTTAATAATTCAATTAATCTAAACGAATCTAGTCAAATGGAACAGATTATGTTCGCAAGCCAGATCGAAAAACTACTGGAGCGTCTAGTAGAAAGAGGGCTGGCATTATCTGAAAAAAAGTTGCCATCAGTTGCAAAAGATAAAGCGTCTGGATTGCCAAAGAAGTATGTTGCTGGATTGAGTGCATCAACGGCGAAGGCTAGAGCATCACATTGGAGAGAAAAGGCAAAACTTTCTGACAGCGATCCTCGTGCATACGAACCAGCTCCTGGCGATGCAACTGCCAAAACAAAGCCAAGCAAGTATACACTAAAAGTCCGTAAGATGATGGACGAAGCCAATGAGAAAAAGATTCGTCGCATAGCTCGCAGTGGAAACATCACTGCTGTTATGAACAAGAGAAAAGAAACGGGTCGTGTTTCTGAGGAAACAGTCGACGAAGGTGCGGCAGATAAGTCTTTATCAGCAAAAGCAGCCAAGTCAGGAATCTCAGTTTCTACTTTAAGAAAGGTGTATCGTCGTGGCGTTGCTGCTTGGAACTCTGGTCACCGCCCAGGAACCACGCCATCACAGTGGGGTCATGCTCGCGTGAACTCATATATCTCTAAAGGTAAAGGCACTTATCATGGTGCTGATAAAGATCTAAGAGAAGATATTGATCAGATGTTTGAACAAGAGATGGATTGCTGTCCAGAAAACTACGAAGAAGCCGTAGATCTAACACCAACATTGGCAAAATCATCCAAAAAGAAAAAGTCGCAAACAGTTCCACCTAATGCAAGAGATGCTGCTTTGGATGGTCTACCAGTCGTTACGAGCGGTTCGTATGTGCGCGAAGATATTACTTTGGAAGAAGCTGTCCAATACCATCTAGAAAATAAAATCTCGTTTACTGAAAATGCTTTCCGTCCAGGGTCAGAGATGTTTTTTGAAATGATCTCTGAAGCCAGACGCCTTTATTCTGAAGGCAATTATGCTCCAAAAGACGAGTGGGAAAGGGATATGCTTAATTCAAACATTGGCGAAATTGCCGAGTTTGAAGGGCAACAAGTTGTCCTAGATTATCCAGTAGAAGAAGGTTTAGAAGAAGCCTGTTGGTCTGGGTATACACAAAAAGGATTAAAGAAGAAGGGCAACCGAATGGTTCCCAACTGCGTTCCTGTAAATGAAGAAGATAAAACTGATGGCAAGGGCATTGGTAAGCCATGGCGCGAAGGTGGCGGTGGTGCGGTTTATGTTCGCACTGGTGATGGTGGCGTCAAGAAAGTCCGCTTCAGTCAGTCTGGAATGGCAAAGAAGTTCAATGATCCAGGAGCAACAAAGTCATTCGTTGCTCGCCATCGTTGCTTAACCAATAAGGATAAGACCAGCGCGTCTTATTGGGCATGTCGTTATCCAAGATTCTTTAGCAATTCAGGCAAGATATGGTGGTAAAGCCATATATTGACGAACAACTAAATAAATCGAGTTTTGTGCGTACATTCAAACACGATGTTTTAACAGAAGAATTGGTCTGGCATCGTGACGAAAAGGGTAGATATATTGAGGTTATAGAAGGTTCTGGTTGGGAAGTTCAATTAGAAAATAAACTTCCAATACCATTAATTAAAGGCGATAAGTTTTTTATTCCCGCAAAAACTTTTCATAGAATAAAACGTGGGACAAATGATCTTACAGTAAAGATCGAGGAATCATAAATGGCAGACGTAAAAGTTCCAGCATTATTGCATAAGATGTCAAAGGCTGCTCAAAAGGCATGGTATAAAAAGAATAACATGACGATGCCTTCAGAAGTCGAAGGCGGTAGATCTGCAGCTGCTGCGAAACGAGTTGTCGCTCCTGCACCTAGAAAGCAGATGACAGCTGCGCCACAATCTATTCGTGCAATGAATGCTGCGCGCCAAAAAGCGTACTACGAAAAAGGTGGTCGCCAACCAATTGGCGCTGGTGGATCTGGTGGCAGCAGTTCAATGGCTGGTGTCGGTCAAAGCAGCGCAAAGGAAATCATCAAGGGCATCAAAGCAGGATATAATCCAAAGGTTGCTCTAGTTCGTTACACTAACGAAGAAGCCGAGCAAATCGACGAAGTCACCAAGAAAGAAGCTGAAGCAGCTCTTGGTGGTCCAGTAAAAACAAAGCCAAAGATGCCAGCAGGAAAGCAACCAGAAGGGTATCGCTATGTTCGCGCTCTTGCTCGCAGGGCAATGAAGGCAGGATTGAAGAAAGAAGAAGTCGAGCAGATGGATGAAGCTCGTAGGTATAAAATTGAACCTAAAGAATCTCCTGTATTCAAAAATTCAGAAGCAAACCCAAAGATGCGACACTTTAGTATCTCTGTTAAGAATAAAGAAGTTGGCTGGCTAGAACATGACAAGGAAGACGACACAGTCCGTGGTAGTTTGCATGGCAAGCCTGTCAACATAAGCAGACATAAAGGGGATACTGTTGCCGACAAATTCAAATCATATATCAATAGAATGAAAGAAGAAGTCGAGCAAGGCAGAGGCAGATTAATGAACTCGCATGTTGCCTATCTAAGACCAAAAAAAAGTGCTCCATCGGATGTAAAAGATCACTTTGAAGTTCCAGTTAACTCAGATAGCAAAA